CTTCAAGAAGTGGTAAGTCTAGTGCTTTTTCGCCTTCTTCAAGTACGACGCCTTCTGTAAAGATAGCCAAAAGGATTTTAAGTGAATCTTCATCACTCCCTTCACCTGCTTCAGAGGCTTTGCCAATGCGGCGAATGCCTGCTGTAGTAAGCTTGCGAATTTCTAATTTGTCACCCATAAATGGGATTTCTTTTGTCTGAATTTTACCAGCAAATTTTCTCATAATAGTCTCCTATGGACTCTAATTATCTTTAAATAAATGTTTATTGTGTTCTTGAAAGTCATCCATTAACTTTCTCATCTTATGTAACACATCAAGTGTCTCAAATATTTCTTGTTTCTTGGCGCTATCACCAGGAAAGTCACTCATACGATCATATGATTTGCGTATGCTAATATCTACACTTCTGCGTATATGGCGAGAAGTAGTTTTTAAGACGAAGGTTTTCGAGAACGGCGGAGTATGCTTATCCGTCATTATCTTCTCCGTTATTAAAAAAATGGGCAAGAGCCGAAGCCCTCACCCATAAGTATGCGTCTATTAAGCAGGCAACGCGTAACCAGCGGCAGTAGCTGCAGCAGGACCGAAGAAGTCTGTGTTAATAGTTAAAGCAAGAGTTGCCTGAGTTGCGTCGTTAAGCGCAGGAGTGATTTCCAAAGAAGCAATTGTTCCTTTGAAGTAGAAATCATCATACTCATCAGCTTCGCCACCCTGAAGTCCGTTCTCAGCAGAAGCCAAGCGAACGCGGAATGCAAGCTGTGAACCAGCAACACGAAGTGAATCGAGTGCATAGTGATCAGCAGGAACGTAGTTCAGTGTGAATTCCAGTGAAGGAGCGTCAGACTGACCAGAAACCTGAGCAGAGATGCTCTGGCCGTATACTGGTACGTTAACGATGTTCGCAGGAGTTCCAAGTGAAGGGAATTCGCGAACGTTGCCGATTGCAGTTACAGTTGAACCGTCAACAACAAGAGCTTTGATGCCAGTTGAAGGCATAGTTCCAGTGTAGACTGCAGTAGCGCCACCACCTGACAAAGTCAGAGCAGCTGTTAGTGTTGCTGTTACAGTACCATCAGTGATACGTGTGCCGATTGGCAGAACAGCAGTAGAAGTTGCACTAGAGAGATCGTCACCACTTGCTGCGATGTCAGAAACTAGTTCACCGAAAATGCCAAGGGCATCGGTTACTGAAGTCATGTCAGCAGAAGAAACAACATAATCAAGGCTAGTGAAAGTAGAAGCGTGAAGTACAGAAATATGTGCCATCTTTATTCATCCTTGTAAGTTTACATGTGTATTAGAGTTTAGTAAAGTTGACTACGAGGTCAACCCTATAAATTGATTTGTCATCCGAATCCGTGCCGATGATATCGACAACAGGAATGCCTGTTTGTGTTCCACTAGTTAAGCGTTTGCTATTAAGCATGGAATCTAAAATGTCAGCGATCTGAAGAGCTCTGATCTGTGCAGTACCTGTACGTACATAGATCTGAACAATATACTGTCCGCTAACAGTGTTTACGTGTGCGTATGAGCGATTTCGGCGACTCGTCTGCGTGCCTGGTATAGTTTCAACAATCACAAACTCATCGTGATCGGTAATACCTCCGGCAAAGTTTGCAGGAAATGTCTTGATACCGGTATCGGTCCAAGCAGTTTCGCCAAAAAGCTCCTCAAAGTCGGTAAGTACGTCGTTAAACCTAGTCATTGTAATCAATACCTCCTGGTGCAGCGACAAGCACAGCGTCAATTAAGAAGCCGTTGTCGTTGTAAGAATGCATTGAGTAGCTTACGCTATCAATAACTATAGAATCGTATACGGCAATGTCGTCTACTTGCTCAGTTTTAAAGTAAGCAGTATACAAAGCGCGATTACCATCAGCCTCTTTCTTTTCGTCAAGCAAGATAACATCTACAGTCTTATTTGTGTCTGTAGTTGAAACCGAGCTATTACCGAAAGAATAAGAAGCGGTTTTGTTAACCATTGTGGCTGTTTGCTTCAGACCACCTACCGAGTTAAAAGCGGTTGTTACCGCAGCTCGAACAGTGTCTTCGAAAGCCATTAGTTACTCCTAAACCATGCTTTACCAGTTACGCCACCAGCCATTAAGATTGGTCGCAGGTTAGCATAGTAAGTTGGGTTAGTACGACGTGATTCCGAAGACGAAGAAGCTGTAGAGCCAGACACTTCGATCGTACCGATCTTAATAGTGTCAGAGCCTGAAGAGCCACTTGCAACAGAGGAATACGAGTTGATAACAGACGAGTTTTGGATATACCAAAGTGCCTGTTCGTAAACAGCGATTTTTAGATATCTGACTTCACGGTTTAAGCCGTAAAACCAAGCAGGGAAACCAGCAGCATCAGCCGGCTGGCTCCCTGAAAAGTCATAGTCAGAATCCATCTCAATTGAGTACCCAGTGCTTGTGTCCATAAAAGAACCTTTACGTGGGAAAGATAACGCTTGTGTAGAAGATGTAGCACTCCCAACAAATTGCTCTTTGTCAATGACGCGAGTAGCTGAAACCAAAGCTTTGGCCTTATCGGCTGTTGAGGCATTAGTCCAGGCTGTTACGGTCATTCTGTCTTCGAAGTAGTAATCGGCTTCGGCAACGGATGCGTAAGAGTTATATGTTAGAGAAAGTGCCATCTACCATCTCCCTTCTATTAGGCGTGGAAGATTGGCAGGATGCCTAGGTTTAGCATGTCAAACTTACGTTCGTAAGAAGCAGCAGCCGCCATAGTTGCGTTAGTTGCGAAAGCGTTAGAAGCTCCGGCCCATGAGTAACCCATTGGGTGAGCAACGTAACCCCAGCGGTACCAGATGTCAGTAGAACCTGAACCTGCGTACTTGTTGGCGTCGCGATAGATTTCAGTTGGTGTTGGAACTGAAAGAGTCGCCATTTCAACTGCGCCTGGCTTTACAAGGAAAGTAGTCTTTACAGACTCAGCAGTAACGTCAGAAGCAGCAGAGTTGTTGCCCATGTTAGTGCGAGTGTTAAGAAGACGGAACTTACCTGAGAAGATAGTTGAGAACTCGATGTTGCCTTCAGTAACAGTTGTCTGGTCGACAAGGTTAGCAATACGCAACTGAGTCATGATTTCTGGTGAACAGATCATGTACATGAATGCAGGCTCATAATCAGCAAAGCCGAGTGAAAGAGACTTGAACAGGTTCTCGCCAAGGATGCCACCGTAAAGTGAGCTTGACTGATCCATGATCAATGAGCGGTCAGTTCCAGCAGAACCGAATGCGCCAGCTGCGTTGATGTCAACGTGGAAGCCGTTAGTAGTGTTAGCTTGTGAGTAGTCCATACCGAAATCGTTAAGACCTGCGCCGATAGCAGCTTCTTTAGCAGCTACACCTTTAAGAGTAGCAACGATTGCATCGTCTTCGTCTTGTGCTTTAACTTCAGCGAAATCACGAGCGATCTTAGCAAGACCGTCCTGCTGTGAGATAACGCGCTGAACGTTAACTTCTTTTGCACCGTGTGTACGGACAGTCTTTACGTATGACAGGAAGTCACTTGTGTATGACTGGTATGCGCCGTCAGTTGCGTCAGTAGTAGAAGCAACGTTAACAGTCTGTGTTGAGTAAGGCTTGAAGAAACGTGACTGACCGATGAAAGTTTCAGTTGAAGGATCGATGTCAGCGTTTGAACCAACGATAGCAGTACCAGAAAGCTTCTTAGCGTTTGTGTACATTTCGTCAGTGTATGCAGAAAGTGCGCTCTGCAGGGCAAACTGGAAGTTGCCAAGAGTTGTGTTTGATGAAACAGCCATTTTAATCTCCTTGAGAGTGTTTTGTAGACTATAAAAAGTTTATTTAGAAACCGAATGTGTTACCGGTAGGAGCCTGCTTAGCGAAGTGCTGAAGCATCTCATCAGTAGTCATTTCGGAAATTGGTTTGTTAACAGAAGTGTCAGGAGCGTTACCCATCATTGGGGATGCGCCTGTACCCGAATTCATCTTAGGTTTAAGTAAGAAAGAATTAGCTTCGTCTTTAGAGAACAAGTCAACAAAGTCAGAAATAGAAACACCAGACTTATGAACCCACTGTCCATTTGCGTCTTGTGTCATCTGTGAAACAACTCGGTCGTATGCCATATCAGCTGCGACGTCGTTACGGAATTCTACACCTGACAGAGCACCTTTAACTACGTTATCACGAGTTAGAGCAGTGTTCTGCGATTGCAGAGCTTCGAGTTTAGCTGCCATTTCGGCCATTCTGAGTTCGGCAACTTCTTGATGTTTGCCTTCTTCTTCCATGCGCTTAATTTCTGCTGATTTCTTTTCTTCTTCCAGTAGTGCTTTCGCTTTGACAGCATCATCTCTAGCAGAGTATGCACTGTTAAGCTTATCCTTAATACCCTTCAGCTCTTCAGCAACCATCTGCTGGACTAAACTGTTTACATCGGCGTCTTTAAGGTCTACGGCAGGTTTCAAAGTATCTGCGCTAGAATCTAGTGTTGTTTCAATTGTTGGTGTGTTATTTTCTTCAGACATGAGAGTCTCCTTTGTGCCACAGACACGGAATGATACCCATAAAAGCAGTACAACTGCAGGGTATAAATTTGGAATAATTTAATAAATAAAATACGAAACGAGTGACTAGTTTAATACTAAACGATTATTCCCGTTTCTTTAACTAGCTATATCGCCGGGAGAGGACCTTATGGCCCAATCCCGTAACGATCTTCACCTTCCTTAAGCGGACGGAGAATGTCTTTAGCAGAAAGCTCACGATAGCGATCGTTTTGATCACGAATAAACTCATCAACTTTCCACGTATTATTGCGATATGCTTTATTTAACTCGGCAAGATTACCTATGCCGTAGTACTTTTCCAGGTCAGGACCGAAGTCTCTATACACATCTGGAAGGTCTTTACCGGTAAACTTATTCTTTGTTCTTTTATTGAGCAAATCGTCTGTCTTATCCAGTATTTGTTTGTTAGTCTTATCTTTGTCAATAAGACGTCTATTTCTAGCGTTTTCCATAGTGGTTTCATACCAGCTACGGATAGCTTTCTTTTCACGCAAAGCAAAGCCACTTAAGCTTTTCTGATAATCTTTAAGACCATCAACAAGCTTGTCAGGATCTATTCCACCCTTGTTAGACTCTAGCAATCGTGCGAGTATTGCGTCCACACGACTTGCGTCTAGCGGATTAGCGTTTTGTTTTAAGCCAGCGGCAATAAAATCATCCATTGAGAATGTACCGGCAGCTATGCGTTTGCGAAGACCTGATACAGAAACTATATCAAGCTCTCTAAGATTTTGTTCGAAGGTATTGTAGAACGAACCGTCTGTCATTGTACCGGCATCAATTCTTTGCTTAGCACGTGTTAAACGTCTGGTTGCACCATGTCGACTGTATGCGTCAAGTAAACCGTTTCTGGGTATCTTGAACTCGTCAATTAAAGCCCTTTCTAAAGCAGGCATTGTTTTCATTGCTTCGTTTAGCTTACCAACACTGTAGAAGCCATCTTGTATGTTACCACGAACATCATTGATGACAGCTGTGTTTTGAAACTTGCCTAGTTGAAGTGAGAGCGTACGACGATCAACTCCGGTGGCTTTTATCAAAGCATCATCCAGTCCTGGAAGAGTGTCAACAGCAGCGTTAATTTGAGTCCTAGTAAACTGACCAGAATTAACATCTCCTATTAAAGCATCTATCCGCTTACTTCTAGCAGCAATGTTACCTGAAGATAGGTTTTCTAGCGCTTGGTCGCGCATTGCCTTAACTGTTCGCTCAATTGCCCTTGATTCGACAGCCTGAGCATATAAGTCGTTAAGCGTCTCTTTAGTCCAGTCAGCGTCTTCTATATGTGAGAAAAAGCCATCGTGTACTGTAGCGATACGCTTGTCTTGTTTTCTTGATTGCAACCAATATTGTCTAACAATACTAGCATCATTCATGTGGTTTCCGTTAACTCCAAGTCCTGTAACTGCATCCCCGATCGATCCTTTACCTCTAAGGAAGTCATCATCAACGACGTCTCGATAGATATTGGTGACCATTTTGCCAGTTATTGGATCTTTAAACTGGATTGCTTGCTCAACTTTGGGTCTATAGCGTTGAGTAAGTACTTTACCATCAAAGGTAGCCCATGGAATGTCCACGGTTCCGCTGACAGGAACGTAGCTACGAGCTGCGTCCTTCCAAAAGTTAATGAACTCTTCAGTAACGGGTGCCAAGTCGGCCAGATATTCAGACATGATACTAGAAACTCTTTCAAACTCTTTAGGACCAACAAGTCCAGTACGAGTGTTAGTAAGCTTCTCAATAAACATTTCTGCATCTGTATGAGTGTCTCGTGCCATATGTAGCAGCTTAGAGTTCATAGGTGCTTCGTTAATGATTACATCATCAATACCTGCTTTAATGTTCTTTAGCTGGTTGGCTGTATTAGTGAGACCGGCAAGTTCTGCTTCTGCTATTTCGCTCTTTAAAGTATCTGTAATTTCTCTATAAGAGTATACTCTGTCATTGCCTTTAAGGTTACCAGGCACTTTATCTTTATACACGATTAGCTGATCACTTTTCTTAAGAATACGTTCTGCAAGCTTTGCTTCAATGTTAGCAACCTGTGTAGCTTCACCAGCACCATAGAATGTTACCATGTTCTGAGCTTTAGCTGCTTTCGCCAAGTCTTCCCAACCAATATCATCGCCTAAGCGTTGTATCTTGTGGTAGCGAGGGTCAGAAGCCGTTCTCTGAGCAATGATGTCATATAGACGCTGCTTAGAAGTTGTAGGCACAACATTAGAAATGTTTGCAATTTGTCTGTCTTTAGTAGTTAATCCGATAATCTGAGCTCCGGAAGACGATGCATCGTTTTCGACCATCAACCGAGACTTGTATTTCTGTAAGTGCGCAACACCTTTAGGTGACTGGAGCATAGTGTCTAGAGTATAACCACCGCTACGAGCGTGATCATCTATACGTTTTACTTCAAGTGCGTATCTAGCAATCTTAGGAATCTCCTCAGCATCATGTCCCGCAATAAGACGGTTGTTGAGGAAGTCTTCGATGTTACGATTAGACTGTCTGTAACGTCCTTTCATAATAGTGCCTAACTCTAAGAGATCTGCTCTATTACGCATAAAGATATCCATACGTCCTTGTTGTGAAAGCGTTTCTACACCTTCACCAATCGTAGCACCAAGCTGAATCATAAGTTCCTGGTAGCCTTTAGGCGTAACGCCAATAGCCACAGGTGACTGTAAGAACGGTCTGACAGTTTCACCACGAGTAGCAGCCAAATAGCCTTGCTCGTAGAAACGACCACGTCCATCCCATTGGTGGATGTTCGCCCAGCTAGTACCGTTTTGACGATGCCACTTTAGTGACTGCATCAAACCGTAGCCTTGTTCGCCACGTTTATGAATCAGGTCTTTAAGGCTGTTAGCTGTCCGCGGACCACGTCTATCAGAGCGTGGCGTGTAGTACACAACATCCTCAATAAATTTAGTGAACTCGTTATCAACAGTCCACTTTTGTTTGTTAGCGAAAGTAACTTGGTTTATAAAGTCCTTATCAAGGTGTCTACCCAGTACATCGTCATCGCCAGCAAAGCGAGAACTCGCACTACGGGTAATAGCCTTTTCAGTAGTAGAAGTACCGTACGCATCTTCATATTTTAAAGTACCTTTCTTTAGTGTTAGCATTTGAGTCTGATCAGTAATGCCAATACGACGACCAACATATAACTCGCGATAAGCTCGTTGTAGCTGAATTACGCCATCATCAAGCGCTTCAATTTCGCGCATTGTTGTTTCTTTCCAAGCACCAGCATCAGGACGACCTGTGTCAAGATCTGTAGCAGCTCTTCTATTTTTAACAGCATGATTAACACGAATAATCTTCATGTTCTCAAGCTCTTTAAGCAAGCGGCTACCGTCTTTATGATAGTCGTTGAGCTTCGGCTTGCGCCATGGGAAGTCTGTGGCAAAGTCTTTACGAATACGTTTACCGATAGCAATAGCTACAGCATCATAATCTGAAGACTGTCCTTTAGCAAGCTCTTCCATAGCACCAGATAACGCTTTTAAAGCTCTTCTTTGTGTTTCAGGAGAACCTTCTACAAGTGCCTTACGCATGTTAAAGTTAGACTTGCGATACAAAAACTCTAGGTCAACAAGAGAACGCCATTTAACGTTAAGCTCTTGTGCCATTGAAGTAATAGCATCATCAGCAACGTCTAACGGATTACGTAACCAGAAATCCATTTGTTCTTTCATAGTGTTATAAACACGCTTAGGAACATTGGCTTTTTCGATAGCATCATCTAAAGACTTAAGAATACGCTTTTTAAAGTCTAGTTGGTTAACTTGCGATGGCGGCATAAAGTATGTACGACCAGGCGCTTTACCTTTAAGATATAGCTTTGTTGCCAGCTGTAAACCCTGCTTGTCACTCCAATCGTTAACAAACCTTTGGTTCTTACGTACGTCTTTAGAGATGTCGTTAAAAGACCGTTGCTTGCCAAGAATGCTTAAGCCTGCTTCTTTGTTAATACCGTTAAACTGAGAATAAACATTAGAGCGTGCTCTGACTTGCGTTTCCATAAGCTTAGAAACGTTCTTTACAGAGTTAGACATTTCACCACGAACAACAGCTGTTAGGTTAGCCCAGGGCTGACCAAAGCTTGTTGAGTCAGGGCTAAGCTGCCTTTCAAATATTATACGTAAGTTTTCAACAACAGCAGCACGCTGGTTAGTTGACACCTTATCGTTTAGCTGCTCAGCAAACTCTTCAATGAACCGCTTTTGTTCTTTAGATAGAATCTTGCTTGCTTTCAGCTTAGTGATACGGCTGTCTAAAGTACGCACGTCTGGCCTGTAAATAAGCGGATTAAAGCTTTCGCCTGTTGTAGGGTCAAACCAGAAGTTATCTTCATCAAGGGTATTAGCTCTGAAGCGATTGTTACGCTTAGTCTTGCTTAGCACACCTCTGAAGTCAGTCGTTGACAGAGGAGACAGAGAGGCACTAGAGTCAATAATCATAAGTTCTTCTAGTTGCTGCCTAGCTGCTGGTGAAGCAATGAGCTCATCAACGTTCTTAGCAGGAACTTTAAAGTTGTGGTTCTTGCCTGGCTGATATTTGTTCATAGTAATAGGGTTAACTGAGGTAGCCGCATTGTCTAATCGACGTAGCTGTTCTACCGTAAGTATTTTACCTTTAGCGTTACTAAACTGTTTAAGCTGTAAGTTGCCTTGAACAAACAGGTTATACTTGTCTTCATCAAAGCCAATGTGACGCATAATAACTTCTTGAGGCTGTCTGCGAAGCCAAGTATCGTAGTCTTCTACGGCAGGAGATAGTCCATCGAAGTAAGAAGGGTCGATATCTTTAAGCTTACGCTTGTTGATGCGGCGAGAAGTTGAGCTCGCCAGTTGCTCAGCGTCCACTGCAACAGGGACAGCCACTGAGCGGCAGTTCCAATGAAGCGGAGGCATGTAAGTCTTATCATCAACATCATAAACATTACCATCATGATGTGCGCATATCTCTGAAGTTCGACTGTCCAGAACAGCTGTAAATCTATAACCCTTGATAACATCGGGATTGTCCTTTAGCGTAGCACTCAAGGCTTCCGCTTCTGTTTGAGTAATTGAAGTAGTCATAAGGGTGTCAAGCTGTGAGCGAGTCATCTTAGACTGCTGGCCAATACCATCAAGTAATTCTTTCTTTGTTGCATTAGGGTTTCTTTTAAGAAATGCGTTAATGCGAGTAGCTTCACCTTCCATTATTGAAGATATCTGCTGTTCTAAGTTTCTGTTACCTTTAATCTTTGCACCACTAATTTGGCCGATCAAAGGGAGCGAGCGAGGCTTATTGACTTTGTAAATGCTGCCCATAGACTTCTGTAGGCTGTTAGCCTGAAAGTCTAGTTCAGCCATACCAATCTCTTTTAAAGATCCGTTAGAAAACGCGAATAGCTCTTTATTAGCACGCTTCAGCTCTGACATGTAATTTGCGCTGTTGCCTGATTTGGCAAACAGTCTTCCTAGTCGTTCTTCGTGCCTTCGCATCTTGCGAGACATTTGAACTTGTAGCTCTTCTTCATGCACTCTTAGTATTGATGCATGGTCGACACTGCGGTCGTATAAGTCTTTATTTGCAGACATAAGTTTTCTCCTGAAAGTGGCAGGAAGACTTTCGCCTTCCCGCCTTTCGTTTGATTACCTTTCTGGTGAACCGCTACCATCGTCAACTGGTTTCGTACGCTCACGAACTTCGCCTAAGTCAGCCGTACCTTGTTGGTTACGACCAGCCATTTCTTTAGCTTCGTCCATTGCGTTTGAAACGTCAAACTGCTCACGTACTGGAACGATAAGATCGTCTGTGCCAATTTCCTGCTGACCCTTAGTATCATCGTAATCGTTAGGAACAATGTCGTTCTGCTTAGCGATTTCGAGGAACATAGAGCGAGGAATAATGCCACTTTGGTACCATTCGGTACACAGACGCATCCAATCAGATCCTAGTGGAGCTGGGTTAAAGTCACCTGAAAGCATGAATTCGAAGTCTGATGCTTCGTATTGTGTATCATATTTCCAGTTTACCATAAGCGCAATAACTTTACGGATTTGAGCAGATACCTTAACGTTAAGGTTTCCGAGCTGTCCGGTTTGAGCTGCGTTACGGATTTCTAGTGCAACACCTGATGTGTTACCACTACCTTCAGGATTAAGAAGGCGAATACCCATTCGGGCCATTTCTTCAATGCTATTACTGATAGACAATTCCATGTCGTTAAGAGCAGCAGTAGGCGTTTCAAGAGCTGAAATGCTTTCGTCTGCACGGACACGTAACCAAGAGCCTAAACCTGAATTAACTAGGTTTTCAAACTCTTCGTCGGACATATCAGAGGCAACCACGGGTGTGTAAGTTGCTGCACCATATAGTAGGTGGTTTCTGCGTGATAACTTGTTATATAGGGCG